TTAAAGATATACATTTTATCTTGTAAAATTGCGTTTTGAATTTTTATTTTATCAATCATGTTCTAAAAATTGTCGTAATAGGGCTTTTCTTACTAATAAACCATTTTTAATTTGTTGGAAATATTTTGCACGAGGGTCACTATCGAATGCAATAGGTAATTCTTTTCTTCGTGGTAGAGGATGAAGTACAAGAGCTGTATTAGGTAGCTTATTTAATTCTGATAAAGAAAGTTTATACTCTTCTTTTGACCCTCTTTCTTCTTGAACTCTTGTCACATACAAAACATCCGTTGTAGATGCATAAGGTTCGAATTGAGTTGCTTCACAATCTGTAGGTTTCAAGTATTCATCAGGTAATTTTAAACTAGGAGGGCTAATTAAATTAATTTGAACATTAAATAATCTTAAAACTTTAACTAAACTATGGGTAGTACGTCCATTTTTTAAATCTCCCATTAAAGTAATAGTTAATCCATCAATATTAAGTTTTTCTTTCCAAATAGTATATAAATCTAACAGTGTTTGGGTAGGGTGTTCCCCTATTCCATCTCCTGCATTAATAATAGGAACTTGGGATACTGAGGCAGCTTTTTTTGACGCTCCTTTTTTTCCATGACGTAGAACAATTAAATCAACATAACTACCTATGGTTCTAATAGTGTCTTCTAATGTTTCCCCTTTAGTTACACTTGAATAGGTAACTTCATTAATAGGTAAAACAGAATATCCTAATTGAGTGGCTGCACTATGAAAGCTAGCGCTTGTTCTGGTTGATGGTTCATAAAATAAAGTAGCAATTTGACCTTTTTTATAATAACTTGTTTCTATAAATCCATATTCTTCTCTAGCTACATTTTCAAAAAGAGAATGTAACATGTCATAGTTATACTGATCTATAGAAAGCAAATGATTCATTTTATAGGCCAGACATAGGGTAAAAATGTTTGCATTATATTTTAATTTCCGTTATATGTTTATGTTCGTGTGTAAATTCTCTAACATACCATGTATGATTTATATTAACTAATAACGCATATAAATCTTGAGATTTAAAGTCGTCAATCATATAAGGAATTTCAAAAGGATAGGAAATTCCGTCAATCCATAGTAAATTATCGTTTTTCTTTTTAACTTGTGCTATTTGAGCTTTAAATTTTTGTTTACGACCTAAATTAAAACTTTTTCCGTCTGAATCTAATCCCCATTTTATTTTATCAATTGATTTAATAAGTTGAGATAAGGAAGTAAATGTAGAGTCAAAGACTATTCTAGTCTGAGGATGTATAGCATCTAGTTCTAATAATCTTTCTGCATACTTTTTTCCTACCAAAGAGATATCATCTAAGATATATGTTTTACCGTATTTAAATTTAGTTAAAATAATAGAGGTATTAGAAAATGATATTTTATGTGGTTTATTCTTTAGCCCAAATAAAGGAAATTTTATTCCATCAAACTTTGTAGTCATTTAGATCACCCCAACTAGGACCGACTTCAAAATCTACTCCTATTGGGCATTTTGGAATTTCTATTCCTCGTGGTTTTTGTAAAAATCCTTGTACATTAGTTACCCACTCATCTATATAATTATCTTGTACTTCAGCCACGATAGAATCATGAACTACTGTAAAAGGAATCATAACTTTATCATATTTATTTGTTTTAATCCAATTAATTGTATCAATTACTCCAAGTACATTAATGTCACTTGCTACACTTTGTACTAAGAAATTTACACCACTTCGGACAGCGTGTTTTGCTACTCCTTTGTTTGGACTTTTACTTTCTGGTAATCGTCTTTTTCTTCCAAAATAACTATAAATATAAGCATTATTCTCAATAAAGATATTAGATTGGTCAATCCATATTTTTAATCTAGATGCTTCATTAAAATACTTAGAAATAAATTGTTTGGCTTGTGGAAAAGATATATTAGCAGTTTCAGCTACTTTTGCTGGTCCTGCTTGATACATTATACCAAAAGTGATTGCCTTTGCATATTGTCGTTGATCAGGATAATCTGTCTTAACCTCATCAATCCTACATGATAAATTAAATATTTGTTTTGCAACATAAGAATGAAAATCAAGATTTTCAATAAAAGCCCGTTGAAGAAAAGAATCTTTACTTAGTGCAGCGGCATAATAAACTTCAGCTGTTTTTAAATCGCATTGAACGATCTGGAATCCTTCTCTAGCTCTAAATAACTTTTTAATATCTTTGTTATCTCTTGGAATATTTTGATAATTCAGAGTTCCTGAACTACTAAGCCTTCCACTAGTTGTTCCATGTACATTAAAAGATGACCTAAGACGATAATCTTTATCTAACCCATTTAGAATATTTCTAATATAAGTATTACTGAGTTTAGTTTTTTCTCTTAAATCGAGAATAGCATCTGATAAAGGATGAACTAATTCAGCTAAAACTTCTTTATCCGTAGATTGAGCACCTGTAGCAGTCTTTTTAGTTGATCTTAATTTTAAAATATTAAAAAATACTTCTCTAAGTTGTAATGTACTATTCGGATTGAATGTTTTTTCGTGAATTCTTTCAAATCTTTTTACGCTTTCATCCATAGAAATTTCATTAATACATTCTTCTATATCTATTGCGTAATTGTCTTGTAAATCTTGTGCATGTTCTATACTAATTGGACCACCGTTATTTTCCAACTGTGATAACGCAAGAGTAGCGGGTTTTAAAATTTCTTCATAAAGTTTATCAAATTTGTCATTCTCAGTTACTAAAGGATAAAATTTATTAAATAACTGAAAAGTTCCATCTGCATCTTTACAAGCATAAGGAGCTAATATATCAACTGGAAGCATACCATAATTAAAATCTTCCAGTTTAATTTTGTTTTTCCTAGCAAATGTCTTTTTATAATCGTCTAATTCTTTTTCATAATCTCCAAGATCAGTAAATCTCATTGCTAATTGTTTTAAACCGTGAGTTCCAACTGCCTCTTCTAAGCAATAATGTAGAAGCATAGTATCTTCAAATTTTGGAAATTCAAATCCGAATTCATATTTTAGAAAACTCATATCAAATTTAGAATTATGAAAGATACAAGTTTTTTCTCGAAAAACTTCTGCAAGTTCATCAATGAATAATTCGGCTACTTCTGCAGTTACATATATTCCCTCATGTTCTTTGGTACTCAGAGCTATACCTAATACAGCTCCTTTCCTGGGAGAAAGAGATGTAGTTTCAATATCAACTACTATTCTATCACTTTTTTGTAATATTTCTAAATAAGGAATAAACTCGGATTGAGTATCTATTACTTGATAATGTTTGTCAAATTTAGAGGAATCAATAGTTCCATTTATTACTTTTTCTATAGTAGAAAATGCTTTTTTAATATCATCCTGATATTGAGGTTTAAAAACTGTTAAGTTTGGATGAATAACAGGAACATAGCGTTTTTCTACAAAAACTCCATTATATTTAGTAATTCCAGTTAACCCACAAACATATTTAAGAGATTCTGCCCCAACAGGACATACAATTTGGTATTTTTCTAATTCTTTAAAATCTAAGTCTACATCTTTTTTAAGAATTTTTTCTTTTTCTTTTGAACATAAGAAGAGTGTGTCATATGATCCAATCTTTTTGTCATAATCGGATAATACTCTGGCGGGATTTTTTTCAGATGCCGAAGCAAATATAAATGCAATTGTGTTAGTCATGTTTTTATTATACCCTAAAATTAAGAAGTTGACAAGTAGTATTTAATCTCATCTGCGGTTAAAGCTCCTGGGTCTTTATGAGATGGTAATTTAATTATTGAAGTTTGAAAATCAAACTTTTCCAACAGATGACTTATTTTTTTGGCTGCTAGAAGGCCAGCAGAATCTCCATCCATCATTACTTTTACTGACGTGATTCCTAGTTTATCTAATAATTCTATCTTTTTATCTCCAAAATTTTGTGTTCCAAAAGTACAAAGAGTATTATGGTATCCATGTTGCCAAAGATTCATCATATCAAATAATCCTTCAACTATTATAACTTCTACCCCTGCTTTAAGTTTATCAATTGGAAATAGTATATTATTTACTGTAGCCCCTCCTGGTCTACGCATATACTTCGGTTTATCTTGTTTATTATTGAATCTATATCTTCCTTCAATAAATCTTAGTTTGTTAAATTGATAAATTGGAATACAGATATAGTCAGTTAATCCGTATTGGTCAGTAAAAAAAGCATCAAATTCAACCATTGTGCGAGTAGAAATATTTTTATATTCCCCTTTTGCTGGTCGTCTAATTGATGGCATGTTAATACTGCCTTTTTCTATTATCTTTTTAAGTTTTTGTTTAACTTTTAATATCCTATAAGGTTGCTTTGTATCAAGAGTGAGATTAGTAGTAACTCCGATACTCTTTAGAAATTTATTTTTTCCTCCACTAAATCCACAACTCCAACAGTGAAAAATATTATTATCCAAATTATAACTTAAACTTGGGTTTTCATCATTATGATTACCCCCAGTACATTTAATAAGGATTTCACTTGGATTATTAGTTTTTTTGTAACTTACTTTATGGGTATCGAGTATTTCTAATAATTCTGCCATTTATTTTATAAATTCTGGGTGGTGGTTATAAGAATTAGCAAGTTTTCCACCTACTCTAGCTAATCGTACACTTCCAATTTCTTCAGTTCCACTATCATGTAATAATCTAGGTATAAAGTGAACGTGAGGCCATTCTACTGTTTGTCCTCCTGCTCTATGCATATTTACCCCAACGTGATAACCATCAATTAAGCCTTTATTTACTTGATATTTTCCTTCATCAATTGCACATTTAAATGCTATAGTAACATGAAATTGCTTATTAAGTTTTGGAACGAATAATAAATGTCCGTCACAAACAGGATATTTATCCCAAATAACTATACAATGTTTATGTTCTTTATAAACTAAGTTTTCATTTTTCATAAAAGGAGTTTCTTTATAAGATGTGTATTTATGCACTCCGTAAGTCATTTTCCGATTCCGTTTTATCTGATCCATATTTGGCAATTCCTAGTGGTTTTTCATTAATAAGTTGGCTATCTGCAGAAACTACTTTAGTACATTCCCAATTCATTCCAATATCAAAATTCATAGCTTTTCCATTTCTAATTTTAGTAGTATGAACTATAATTCTATTGGGATCGTCATTTTCATTAGGAGGAAAGAAATTAAAACCTCTATCTGCGCTATCTAAAATTCCTTTAGAAAATCTTGCTTCTCCACCTGCATCAATTTGATAAGGACTAAACATAGTAATATCATATTTACGACTCATTAATTTTAATGCTTCTGCAATAGCTATTTGTGATTTCCAGTCTTTTTGATCATCATACTTAACAATATTAATGTAATCTACAACTCCCATTGTAAAATTACTATGTTTACTATTAAACATATTACAATAATGGTCAATTCTATTTAAGGAGATAGCGGCATCATCGATAATAAAGAATTGTCGATCCAATTTTTCTGGCTTATGTATTTTAAACTCTTCTTCAAAGCTGTCAAAATTATAATCATTTTTAAGTTTAGATAATTTTTCATTAATAAAATCTGTCTTTTTATAAAATGTTGCACACTTACTCTCTGCTATTTGTATCTTTTGATTATCACTTAGTTTATTTTTATAAATATCAAGAAATGGTACATTACTTACAATACTAAGAATTCTGTCTTGAACTTCTTTATACCTCATTTCTATTGTAAAAAAAGCTACTGTACTACCTTGTATATATCTTTCAATAGCACAATTTAAACTAATAATAGATTTACCAGACCCTCTTCTTCCACCTAATAATACTAATTCTTGAGTGGCAAATCCTCCGTTTACTGCATCATATTCTGCACTTAATCCTGAAGGAAATAAGGTAAAATCTTCTGATGTAGGAAAAAACTCCAAGTCTGCAACATCATACAGTTCTTCAGAAGTTGGGATAGCATTATTCATGCTTAAGAGATGGTCTTGAAATTTATCAATAATTTCAATTTTTTCTAAATCTTCTAAGTCATCAACAAATTTGTCTAAAAATGTAATAGTTTCTTCTCTAACGAAGAAATCCTGTAATTGACTAACTAAAAAATCATTCTCTATATTCGGTACACTATTATCTTCACCCAATATTTGTGATTCAAGATACTCTTGAATAGATTCATCTTTATTAAGCATCACCATCTCTTCTACCGATGGTAGTTTTAGATGTGCTTTATAAAAATTTTCTATCTTTGAATATAAGCCAGTATTAGCTCCTGTAAAAAATTGAGGAATTAATTTTGTAAAGAAATCATGATTTTGAGTTTCTAAAAGTTTTCTGATAGTGACTTTTTGTAAATCTAGTGCCATTAATTACCGTTTTCATGCCTAATTGGAAAAAGTTGATGTCTAGGAAGTTCTCTGTAATGACTTTGATCTCCCATAATTGCTATTAGATAAGTTTCTCGTCCATAACGAGCAATATCTTCTTGATGTCTTGCTATTTCATGTTTCATAGCAAAAGATTTACACGATCTACCATTTTCATATTCCCAATAGATATTCCAATGAACATCTTCTCGACCTTCAAATTCTTCTCCGAATTGTTTCCGAGCTTCTTTAAGTGGTGATAATTCAACATACCGAGAACGATAATTTTCACTATGGTACTGAATCCACTCTTCATCGAATACATCTTGAATTGTTGCAAATTCACTAGTACTAGAGACAAAAACTCTGTCTCCAATATTAAATTTTACTTCCAAATCTTGAACAATATGGTCAACTTGCGCTGCCCCTTTCTTTTTTCGTGCTCTTAAGGGAACCCCGTGTGTCAAAAGTACTTTTTTAATACGTTGAGGAGTTAAATAAAGTTTTTCTGCAATTGCAGACATACTTTCCCCTTCCTCATATGATGAAATTATACTTAATTCTTCACTGTGAGTTAATGATTTTTGTCGTGCTTTTGTTTTTAATTCTTGAGTACGCGCCTGTTTTTCTCGAAATTCACTTATAATTGTGTCTATTCTTTTTGTATTATAAGCAATCCCTAGATGTTCACAGATTGATTTTTTTGTTTTATTTGTTTTTAACATCCAGATGGCTTGTCTTATTTTAGCTTCTGGTATTTCAATAGTTTTAGCCATAGTTTATATTATACTTTATAAAGAGAGGATTAGTCAAGTTAAATATACTTTTAGTTATCATTTTGTTGTAGTTCTGCTACCCTTTTTTCTAAATAATTTTTTACCACTATAAGTGATTGATTTTGTTCTGGGTTTTGTTCTACCATAACTTGTATAAATTCTAATTCTGATTTTAACCCTGATAGTAATAGATATTCATGACTACTTAGCATAGAATTACTCCTCTTGATTAATCAAAAAAAAACTGACAGTTAAAAATTCTTAACTATCAGTTTATATTCTATCTTATAAAAGATTATTAGTCAATAGAGAAATAACATTAATTTGTATATAACTATTAGATTAATGAGTTATTAAATCGTCATCTGCAAAATAAAGATCAGAAACGCTATTTCTAAGTAATCCTGTTTGGGTATACACATTAGTAAATCCGCTTCTGAATATTTTGTTGTTTCTATAGATTTTCTCTACCACAAAACTTGTTTCGTAAGCGACTAATAATCTTTCAAATTCGGGAGCGTCTTTATTTATAGAAGGATAGAATTTATCTATTAATGTTCCATAATAGGTTATTCTTTCTGCTTCAGGAAGTGATAAAATATAATCTATCGTGTTTTCCTTAATATCGTAAAGATTCATAAAGTATGCTCCCAATGGGAAGGTAAAAAAAAGCGGCGTATTAACCGCCGCCTTCTCTCTGTGATTTTAAGTAGATTACTCTGCCGATTTTGGCGTGTAATCCGCAGCACTTAGGCCACGGCGGGTAAGCACAGTCTTAACTCCACGTACAGTCTTACCGAAATGATCGGCAAGCTGCTCAACGGTTTGATCCGTCAGGCCATCGATTCCCTCGTAAGGATCGCTCTTAGAAGCCTTCTTGTCCCTTTGCGGGGCCTTGAGACCCATGCTGAGAAGCTTTCCGCGAACGGAAGCTACTGTCTTACCGACAGCCTCTGCAATTTCCTCAAGATAGCTTTCACTTTCGACCATAGAACTAATAATGCTCTCTTCGTCGGCGGTGTAAGTCTTAGGCGTAACCTTCTTCTCAGCAGGCTTAATGTGCTGAGTCATCTCTAGTGAGAGAGCCTTACCATTGATCTGGCGGGCGGTGAATTGGCCGTCTGCAAAAGTTTCGGCAATCTCTTCGGCAGTGTGAACGCCAGAATTATCCGAAAGAAATGAACTGAGTGCCTCAGTTTCCTCTGCCGAGAAAACTGGAGCTGCTCCAGGCTTCTTCGGGACTTCAAATCCAAGCTTGCGCAACTTCGCCGTTACTGAACGACGAGGAAACTCAAACTCATCACACAGCTCTTGAATCAATGCTTCATTGACTTCAGAGCTAGCGGCTGACTCCATACGGGCAACCATTTCGTCTGTATAATCAAACTTACTCATATAAGTATTTTCCCCTCTGTTTTGTAGTGTATAGTTGGTTTTTTCCAACTCTTTTATGATTATAACTTTATATTCAAGAAAAAGCAAGAAAAAAGTTAAATAAATGTGGTACTCGTTAAAGCTTTCCGTTCACTATATCTCTTCGGTTATCCCAATAATCTATAATTTTTATACCTAATTGTTGGGCCTTTGACATTTTGGAACTTTTTGTACCAGTATTAGCAGTAATCAAAGCGTAACAGTCTTTAGTGACTGTGCTAGTGACTTGGAAATTGAACTCAGTTAATATATCAGAGAGTTCACTTCGTGTCATATCTAATTTTCCGGTTACGCACACTTTCTTCTGGCTATGGGGTTGGAGAACAGCCTCTACGCTTTGATCCTGCGTTAATTGAAGAGGTAGTGTAGTTACCCACTCTTCATTGACATCTAACCACGCGAGAATGGATTCGACAGTCTTAGGACCAATCCCTGTTATATGTGCTAATTCAATCTCACGCAACCGATTGAACTGTGGGATATGGGCAACGATTTGTCTCGCGGTTCCTCGTCCTACCCCCGGAATCCCTAAAGCACCTAAAACCAAATAATATGGTTTAGATTTAGATTTTTCTATTTCGGCTTGAATCTTTTCCCCGTTTACTCCGAGCGTTCCCCATTCTTGCGACCGATAAAGGTCCGTAGGATGGTTGAGCTGTAACTTGGTTATTGACGCGGGACCTAAACCCTTGATTTCAAGAGTTTTAATAAAATGTTCAAGTCCTTTTACTGAGTTGTGTTGCGTTTCGTCACTACAGTAAAGCCTTGGGCCGACCCTTCGAAGAGCATAACCAACAGCTTCTTCGGCATGTCTTTGTTCAATTCTGGTACTGGTATTGAAATGGTTTAGAACTCTATTGAACTTTGGAATTACTCCACCAGAGCGTTCAATCTCTATGGTGTCCCCAAGCCCAAGTTTGTGGTCTTGTATAAATCCAATATTGTGAAGAGTTACGCGTCCTATTATGGCACCGTCGATAACTACTGGATCGACTAATCCTATCGGGTTTACCATTCCTGTGCGCCCAGTTACCCAGATCACGTCTTGTAAAACAGTTTTCGCAGTTAAAGTACCTCTTTCTTTTAAGGCTACTGCGAATCGTGGATATTTAGATGTATATCCTAATTGATTACATCTTTTCCAATTGTCTATTCTATATACTACACCATCTTGAGGGTATTGTCCACATAAATTTTTATCGAAAATTGTGTGGAAGCCCATTTTTTCAATGAGTCCCATTCGAATGGTATAATCTAATTCCGTTCCTAATGAATCATGAACGATAAAACGGATATTTCTGGATTCAAATTCTTTTGCTTCTTTAAGTCCTAATGCTCCGCTCACATAGTTTCTGAAGTTTTCTACTTCATTATCAGTCACGCACTCACCTGTAACAATAACATTATTATATTGTCCTTGAATATACTCAAGGACGCCTTTACAATAAGTCATTAGGTGAGATACATCATCTCCGTACTCTCCATTACCTCTGGTAATGGCTCTTTGGAATCTACCCTCTTGATAAATAAGAGTTAGATTAGTGCCATCAAGTTTTGGAGTAATAACATTAAATTCCGCGTCTATTTCTGATTTTTCATAGACTTTTTTAAGGGAATATAATTGATAGGGATGTTTAATTTTTCCGGCATGAGATCCAACTACTACAGTTGGACTATCAGGATCAGCCCATCCCTGGGCTTCCTCAACCGATTGTAATTTATCATATAGAATATCATATTCCTCATCGCTAATTTCAGAACGATGTTGATTATAATATGCTTTACTGTGTGTAATTACAGTTTCTTTGAGTTCCTGATAATTCATTCGTGCCTCTTTTTATTATGTTTTTATCTTAACATAAAAATTTAGCTTTGATCAACTTTTATTTTTCAAGCCTTTCTTTTAAAGCAGTAACTAAATTAACTAAGTTGCTCTTTTTATTGAGGTTTGTACCTTCAATTTGGATATCAAGAAGGGATTCGATGTCACGAAGCATTGTTTTAACCGTCATTATTTGTCGATTTTCATCACTCCGTGGTTTCTCATAAATCTTAAGTTGTACTAATTTAGAAATAACAGATCGATATCCTTTACCGAAATGAGTAGCTAAGATATTAACATCTTTCTCATCTTGTTCTTTATATAGCTTAATTAGTTCAGCTTCTTCTTCATCGTTCCATGCTTTTACACTCATGTTTATTCACTTTCTCCAAAATCAAACGATAACTGATTGTCACGTTTGTATTTTTTACTTATTATAGATTCTGCCTCCATCAGAAGGGGTATGATAGAGCTGACTTCGTCAGCTAGTAAGGCATACCCACTTTTTGTCGGGAACCAGTATCCCGTATCACCATCTAAGGCATATTCTCTAATGTGAAGATAAAATACTTCTCTAAATTCGTTGAGAGTTACTTTAACAATATTCCCATTAGGTTTTCTATATGCTTCACCAATTTCAATATCCATATTTTTGTAATTGCCCTTTGCCAATTTATATGATACTATATATTTGCATAAAAAGCAAGTGAATTAAACGGAGTTTAAATCCATTAATTTTATTAATCACCTTTGCTTCTCATGCAATCGCTATGGCATAAGGCCATTCAGCTTGCACAATGTTGCACCACGTAACAATGAAATTGTTCTTCGTCAGTGGCGCGTATTGTGCCTTTTTTATGCCGCTTTGTCAGCGGTAGCTGACGTCTCGGGGTAACGCTCATTCTTAAATCTTACTGGTACAGATTCTAAATCAATTTTATTGATAAGCGTATGGTAGCTGGTTGCTATTATTTCCCACGGATATAGATTTTTCTCCGCGTTTCTTAGTTTGTTTATAACTTCCTCTCTTTGAGGATGTTGAATCAGTTGAGTTATTTTATTTTTTAAATCTTGAATATCAGGTTCTAAAATAATCCCATGACCTCCCATTATAGTTAGGGCATCTCCAGGTTTAATTGCAAAAACTTCTGGAGAAGTAAGGTCTTTAAACATTAAGGCTGAACTAATTCGAATAGCGTTAGAATCACTAATAAATTCATCAGTTGGTCCTCCAGCTGTAACCATTGGGATACATCCACAGGCCATAGCTTCTTGAACATGCATACCAAAACCTTCGCCTCGATATGGATGAACTAGAATATCATGATCAGTGTAGAGTTTTGCTATCTCTTCCTGAGACATAATTCTATCAATATATTCAATTTCAGCACATTGTGTTTTATATTCCATTTGAATTACTCGAGAGAGCAAATCAGTCTGTCCATAAACTTGAGGACTATCTTTAATAATGAGTTTCACATTATCGTGTTGGGAAGTCGATTCTTTCCAAGCATTTAAAAGTACATCTAGTCCTTTTCGATACTGAGCATTACCGACATAAACAAAAGTAAATTTATTAACCGAACTATATTGTTGTGGGGTTCGGTTAGAAAGATTAAAAATATTAGAATCATACCCATTAGCTACTACAGCTGCTTTATAAGGTGATAACCCTGAATCTAGGAAATTATTCATTGACCATTGTGATGGAGTTATTAAATAATCTGCAAATTGCTCAAATTTATACTGCCATTCAAAAGGAATCTTGGTATATTCCCAAGGTTGGATATAAACAACTTTAGTTTTATTGAGGGCAGGCCATCTCCACATAGGTGGATAAGTATGTCTAATTTGAATATCTGCCTCAACTTCTTTGGCTTCTAGTTCTTTTAGAATCTTTAAAGAGTCTTTTTTTATCTTATATTGAGAATCGTGTTGATCCATTGGCGTAATAGCCAATTCAATATCAGGATATTTTTCTTTATCAGATAATCTTATTGCTATTTCTCGATTAATAATAGCTAAACTATGATTATCATAAAATTTACCGATAATTTCTACTTGTCTCATTAGTATATCCATCCTGTATTTTGTTGCATTGCTTGTTCAAAAACTACTTTCGGAACTTGCACTAGATTAGGCCATTGAGAGGGTTCACCCAGACCCGAAGTTTTAAAATCTCTCATTTCGTGATAATTCTCCATCGTTACTTTTTTCCACATTTCATAGAAAGGATCACCTTGTTCCGTTAAATCTGCGTGACCAATATTATTAATTTTTTGATGCAGTTTTTCTTGGGGGCGACATAAACTCCAATGTTTAATTCCTAAAGGAGTTAAAATAAGTTTATTTGGTTGGTTTTGAGTTATATTTGTCCAACGAGCATAAACGTAGGTGTTATTTTTATGAGTTGCAAATCCTTGTTTTTCTGTTCTAATAAAAGTACCATCATCATTCGCAATAACTAAATAATTTTCTTCAAACTCTTTATAAGGTAAAAACCAAGTAAAAGCAAAATCATAAGAAGTGTAATACTTTTCAGCAATTGGACAAAATCGGTTAAAAAAATCTGGAGCATTAATTAGCTCTTCATCTGCATCAAAACTCATAATCCAATCGTGAGTACAGTGTGATTTTAATAAATTTCTTTCATAATTGTCGTTTTCAATGTAATTATCAGGATTAACATAGAAATTATCTTCCACAATTTCTATTTTATTATCCCCATCAATTGCACCGAGTTCTTTAAATAATGCTTCTTCGTCAAAAGAAAACTTGTTACCGCTCCACGATGTTCTATTTTCATCGAGTCCTAGTACAATTTCATCTACATAGTTATAGTAAGTTTTAATACTCGCAGGTAAATACTCGGCATCATAACTAATAAGACTAATAACTGATTTCTTAATCATTTTTTCTATATCCTTTAATAACTCCCTCTATAAAGGCGAGGGGTAATCCAACTATAAATAAAGCTAAGAGAGTTAAAATCAAAGTAACTGCTCCTGAAACAAACAAAAGAGCAAATACCGATACTGCGATATAAATAACCCATGTTAAGGTTTTATTTTCTTCCATGTGAAATTTTACTCTCATTGCATGAATTTTCTGTTGAAATTCATCTTTATTAATGTAATTTGTAATCATATTATCTTCCTTTTAATGTATACGGGGTGTTGTTTTTTTGTCTATATATTCTGCAGTAACTACATATTTATAAAGTTTAATAAACTCTTCATATAATCGTAAATATGTCATGGCATACATTCTCATTTGTCGATGAGGGTCATCATCCTCTTCTGCATGCGGATGTGAACTGAGCCATCTTTGTAAGTAGTTTGCTAAATCTAAAAATTGTTTTTTCTCTACTGGTTCTAATGATTCAATCATGATTCAATTGTAGCGTAAAGAGGGTTATTTTCCCACTTTCGTTGTAACCTTTCTAAATTTCTAGTTTCTGCATCAATATTTTCTTGAGTTCTAATTCTTTTAACGTCTTTGCTTTGATAATGCATTAAAGGAGTGGGAACTTGATAAATTTTCCATCCTTTTTCTCGTACTTGTAAGCAATAATCTACATCCCGATTATAACTCCATTCATATGTTGGATCAAAATCTCCTATTGTATTTAAAACCTCTCTTCTAATAAAGATTCCCCCAAAAGTGTACCAGGCTACTTCTCTAACTTTATCATATTGTCCATTATCAACTTCAGGAGTTTTAAAGGCTACTCGACTTCCTATCTCAAGACCTGATCCATAGTGGTCGGGTTTTCCATTTTCAAACTTTCCCCCTGCACATTCAATATAATATTTTCCATTTTCATCTCGAAGCGGGTAGAGAAGTTTGCAACCAATAATACCTGCATCCGGTAACTGAGTTATATATTTTTCAATTTCTTCCCACCATCGTTCTTTTCCTACCATCGGAGTCATATCAGCATGAAAAATAAAAATATCGGTATCACATTGATTCCACAGTCTTTGATACATCATATCAGGACCAATACGTGAAATATCTTGTTCTAATATCCAATCTAATTCCCACGGAATAGTGCTTTTGAGTTCTTTAATTTCTTCCTCGAAGACATAGGGAGTTATTACGGTAAACATTAATAATTTTTTCCGTATTCTAATTTATAATGATCTACTTCTTCTCTTAGTTCTTTAACTCTGACTTGAAGATTATGAATTTCTTCTTGCATTTCGGCAACATTACGTTTCAGAATATTATTTTCTTCTACTACGCTCATATATTGATTATAAAGTTTATCATGCATCATACTTTTTACCTTCTGTGGGAATGAGTTTTTCTTCTTCTAATTGTGTTGTGACATATAATAATTGAGCTATTAACCATCTAATTATAAATTCTGGATCATCACTGGGTAATTCCTCAATCTGTTTATTAATTTCTTCTAATGTCATTATCTAATACTTTTGATAAAATTTTTCTTCTATTATTTCAGAATTGACTAAATTATTAAGTTGTCTTTTTAAATGGGCTCTTTTATCGTTAACTTTATAGATATTGCGAGCGTAAAAAATAAAATGGCCGTCAAATTCTTGTAATTTTTCTTTCTTTCTTATATTATCTTCTAATTTCCAAAGATCGGAATTAATTTTGTATAATTTACCTTTTAACTTATGAATGTGATTTTTAATAGGTAAATCTCCTTTATCATAAGACTCTTTATATAGTTTTTTTAATAATTTTAATTCATGCTCAATATGAGCAGATTTACTATTATCTTTACTATAAAGAACTTTTAATTCTAAAATTGTGAGTTTATCGACTAATTCTCCAAAAGAGACTGGGATTTTAATCATTTTAATAATTTTAAGAGTTCCTTTTTAATTATATTATATTCATCAAATTTTATAATGTCTATTGCTCTTAAGTCATATGGATGGTTGTCTTCCATATCAATTATTTTAATTGTATATCTGTTATGAATAGCTACAATTTTTCCTGTAGAATATTCGCATAAGGCATCTGCTGAAGGAACAATATAGGTAACAACGCTGTTTTTAAATATATTTTTTAACATTAAAATAATCTATTTTTCCATGTTTGTGGGAGTTCTTCTTTATTTGTAATTTCGATAGGTAAATGATATTCGAAGTCTTTAGATCCTCTTTTTTTAATCCATTCTATCATGTTTGAAAGAGTAGTAGTAATATTAATGTTTGCATTATAATTAAATTCTTTTTTAATTTTATCACTTGAACAATAGGCATTTTTAACTTCTCTGGGCCTATCTGGGATAAATATTAATTCTGGTGATTCATCTGTTAATATAGATATATATTCAGCTAAGTGATTAATTGTAATTTCATTATTATCTGGACCTATATTATAAACCTGTTTATTGAGATTCCTATCACTTTCAATCATATGAGCTAAGGCAATTACACAATCATTAATATCACTAAAACTTCTTTTTTGTTTTCCATCTCCGTAAATATAGATTTTTTGATTTTGATATGTACTATTAATCATAATAGCTGCTACATTTCGGAAAGGATCTGTGTATCTTTGCCCTACCCCAATAATATTATGGGGAACTGCCACTGTTACTTCTAATCCGTGAATATCACTTAAAAGAAATAACATATCTTCAGCTTGAGCTTTAGCCATTCCGTATGGGTCAACTGGTTTTTTATCTAAATTTTCTGTAAATGGAGGGGTTTGATCTCCATACCGTGCCATTGAGCTACAAAATATGAATCTTTTTACATTATTTTGTATCGCAGCTGAGGCTATACTAGTGGTTCCACCAACAATATTTTGTACGATTAAAGATGGACTAAAAACACTGAGTCCTTCATAAGGTAATGCTGCTGTATGAATAATAGTATCAATATTTTTAAGTTCCTCTTGCATACTTTCAGTATTACAAATGTCTACACAGGACCATTTAATATCTTCTGGGATGTTATCCTCATATCCTCCTACTAAGTTATCGCATCCTCTAACTACATGGTTTCTTTGTGATAGTAATCGAGCTAAATTACTTCCTACTAAACCTGCTATTCCAGTAATATAAATGTTCATTGTAATTTAATACCTTTATTAACTTTGTCAAAATCTGATTCTACCATCATCTTAACTAATGCTTTAAAACTAAAGTCAGGCTTCCATTTAAGAACTTTTCTAGCTTTTGTGGAGTCTCCTAATAATAAATCTACTTCTGTCGGTCTAAAATGTATTGGATTAATACACCCAATCATTTTACCGTCTTGATTATAAATTTTTTCATCTACTCCTGAACCTGAATAAGTAAGTTCCATACCTAGATGATCAGCAGCAATTTCTAAAAAATCTCTAATACTATGAGTTTCGCCTGTTGAAATTACATAATCATCAGGTTCATCTTGTTGTAACATGAGATACATAGCTTTAACATAATCACCTGCATAACCCCAATCTCTTTGAGCGTTCATATTACCTAATTCTAATATAATATTTTCGCCATTGGCTATACGTGCTAAAGTTGAAGTTATTTTGCGAGTAACAAATTCAAGTCCTCGTAAAGGAGATTCATGGTTGAATAACATTCCAGAACTAGCATGTATTCCATAAGCTTCACGATAGTTAAGTACTGAAAAATGTGCAAAAGCTTTTCCAATTGCATAGGGGGATCGAGGATAAAAAGATGTATTTTCGTTTTGAGGACTTTCTAGTACTTTTCCAAACATTTCAGACGAAGAAGCTTGATAAAATTTAGTATGAGGACTTTCTTGTCTGATAGCTTCTAAGAATCTCATAGCGCCTAAACCTACCACATTTGCTGTATAAACTGGATAATCGAAACTTGTTCTCACAAAACTCATAGCTGCTAAATTATAAATTTCTTGCACTTTTAAAGTCTTAACAATGTAGTTAATATTAGACTCTTCTAAAAGTTCTAAAAAAATAGGTTTAATCTGATTTAGAACTCCTAATTCTTCTAACCTCCAAGTACTATCAGTACTTCCACGTCTTATTCCACCATAAACTTCATATCCTTTATTTACGAGATATCTACTTAAATAAGCACCATCTTGTCCAGTAATTCCAGTTATAAGGGCTTTTTTTCTAATCATGTTCTACAATTTCAAATTTTGGAGTACAAAATATGAGTTTTCCTCCATTTTTTAAAAATTTCTTTTCTTTTTCAATAAAAATATCTCGAAATCCGAATCCTATAATAACAAAATAATCTGCATCTTTTCGTGCTTCGTCTTCGTGAACAATAGGAATTTGGCTTCCTACCATGTATCTACCTATTTTATCTGGATGTATTTCTGCTGCTCCTTTAATATTAGTTGGATTTAATCCATACCATTGAGCAATCGTATTACCTTTAGTAGAAGCTCCATAAAAATATATATTTTTACCTTTTTGTACTTCTTTATTAATAAATCGTACCGTTTCTATACGATTTTTATTAATTTGATTAGTCCATTCATGTAATCTATCAAGAGAACAATCTTCTTCGTAGTGTATTGATTTACCATAAGGATCACTATGTTTTACCCAAAGTTGATACGATCCTCCATTAATATCATTTTCTTTAAGTTTATAAATTTGTAATCCATGTTCTTCAAATAATGTAACTAAAGATTCATAAGTATAGTAAAGTAAGTGTTCGTGACAGACATTTCCAATATCATAGGTATCTAACATTGGTCGAGCGGGCATAAGTTGTACAACGAATACTCCATCAGGTGCTAATATTTGCTGAATACCTCTTACAAATTCATGTGGATTATCAAGATCATAAAACATAGCAATTGCAGTAATAACTTTAGCTTTTTGTTTTGTTATTTTATCCCAAGCTGACTTATGGAATAAATCATTAATTTGATACTCACTGTGTTTTTTTAAATCATCTTGAATAGATTTAGCTGGATCGCATCCTATACGAGTAATAGGTAAATCTTCGTAGAAACTTAATAATGTCCCATCATTTGCTCCAATATCAAGTACATAATCTCCTTCTTCTAAGGATACTTCTTTCTTTACTTCATTTACAATGTCTTGTAAATTATTAACAATCTTTTTATTTAATTTGGATTGATACCAATATTCAAAATATACTTCACTATCTACTGTCTGATCAAGTTGAATTAATGTGCATTCATTACATCTTACTAGAGTCATTTCGGCTTTACCTCTATGACCTGTGGGAGTTGTTGGAAAATCGTTTATATAAATATTTCCAGTACTAAAAAAAGATGTTAAATCTGTAGATTCGCATAATCTACATTTTGATATTTTCTTTGCTGTAATCATTTGGTTTTATCCCATACTGTATTTAATACTTCTTCAAAAGACCACCCATCAGTCATTGGAGGAGCAAAAAATGAAGTTCCATTGATATTAACTGGATTCATCGCACTAAAATTTTGTGTATGACCATCTCTCCAATTAGTCATTAGATGAATAGCAGGAAATGAATATGCTCCTAATGTCCACATAGACCCGCTATCTGCACCTATTGCTAACTTTGTTGCTAAACTAACTTTTATTTGTTCAAAGAATGATAGATTAACACACCTCACATATCCGTCTAAATTTGATAAATGTGGTTCTTCTATCCATCCGCAGTGAAAAACTATAAAATTATTATCAATTAAAGTATTTACTACTGTGTTCCACCAATTAGCAGAGGGTGATCGTGCTGGCCAGTGACCATACCCACTAAAGGGCCAAATAACTACACTTTTTTCAGGAATTAATCCTGAATTAGTTCGTACTTTTGTATAACCTTCATTCTTTTCAATAGCATCAAAATCAGTATCAAACCATTGATATAACTGTGGTCTTAATTCATCCTCAGTAAGAACTTCTTTAATATCATAAATACCAGACATTCGAGCCATTTGTTCAACAATATCGTGGTCATTATACCAATAATCTTCGGGTCTAGCATTTAGTAATGTTTTTCTATCATTATCTAAATCTCTAGTACTTATATCGCATTTAGATGCTAATTCGTAGTCATATTCTCCAAATTCACCCCATTTATCAGTAATTTTTATTCTGTCTATAAGAGGATGGTTATAAAATAAGGGTGCTGCATGAGACATTTTTTTATGAATTCCCCAGTATTTATAACTACCTGGATATTTCTTTTCGAAATAAGTTAATTGAGGGAGTCCTACAATTAAATCCCCAATTAAACTAAAACTTACTCCCCAGATTTTAAAATTTTTATTCACCTAACATCTCCAATTCAAATACTACACTTTTATAAAATTCTTCTTTACTTTAAACCACTGGAAACTGTATAAAGAAAACTATTATTAGCTTTATAACAAATAAAATAAAATGGGTTAACCCCCGTAGTAGTAGCAGGTGAAATTAATCCATCATCAACTAATACAAGTCGCAACCTCTCTAAAGTAGCTTCTGGAATATCTCTTCCCAATTCAATAGTAAAAGAACAAAGAGGCGTTGTATTAGGACTGTATTGAACTACAAAGTTATTTGATGTTCGTGTTGTTAAAATTTCATTATTAACAAGACCATCATCCTTGAAAACTTGTTCTATTTTAGCTAATGTCGTTGAAGGAAGTTCATAAGTCATTTTTTTATTCTTCTTATATAATAAATTTAATAATCATTAGTATTAACACCCGTTCCGTCTTCTTTATCAACATCATTATCTAATATGTGCTGTTGTACTCATGCGTCTCCAAAATATATGAAACATTATCAGAGATTTTTTGTTTATTGTATTCATCTTTCCAAACATTTAACACGGAGGTAGCATCTAAATAAGTATCACAATCAAATTCTTTTAATTGCTTAATAGCCCAGGGTTTCTTTAAGGCACTGGAAACTGTATAAGCTAAACTATTATTAGCTTTATAACAAATAGAATAAAATGAACAAACCCCAGTAGTAGTAGCAGATGAAATTATTCCATCATCAACTAATATAAGTCGCAACCTTTCTAAAGTAGCTTCTGGAATATATCCTCTATCTCCAAAAGAAAAAGCACAAAGAGGTGCAGTATTAGAACTGTATTGAACTAGATAGGTATTTATTGTTTGTGTCGTTAAAGTTTCATTATTAACAAGACCATCATCCTTCAAAACTTGTTCTATTTTATCTAATGTCGTTGAAGGAAATCCATAAGCCATTTTTTCATTCACTTAACATCTCCAATTCAAATACTACACTTTCATAAAATTCTTCTTTATAAAAAGGGTCTTTTTTACCGTAACATACTTCATATTTTCGTTTTTTTAAATCTTCTAAACCTCTAGAAAAGTATGCAAGATCAACTTTTTTATTCATTGCACCTGCTGCTTGCCAATAAATAGAGTTTGGTACAACAACAACAGTTGCTTGTTTTAAAATTTCAAATCCAGTATTAATAGATAAATGTGTAAGAGTATCGATTTCTATAACATCGGATAAATTACTATGTGTTTGAATCCATTTTCTTCCGTAATCCGTGGGAAGACTTCTATTAGGATCTCCACTATGAGTTTGAACAAATCCATATGGTTTATTTCCTACTAACTCATAAATTATTTCATCAGCTTCTTTTTTATTTTGATGAGATATAAAAACTTCAGGTGTATAATTTTTTATATCTACTTGAAACATATGCGTATAATTTATAGTTTTTCCTTCTTCATAAGTAAATAAGATATGAGTGAATCCTTCTTTAACTGCTAGTGCGTGACCTTCATATTGAGTGGCCGGAAATCCAAATTGAGTATTGTGATGTCCAAAATCTTGCCACGGGTCACTTAATCTATAATAAATTTTATCAATGTAAGGACAATTATCTAAAGGAGAGCTATTAAATCTACGTTGCACTACTATCGAAGGGGGTTCATTATTTTCACACCAGGCTTTTAAGGCTGGGGTTAATATTAACATATCTCCAAGTGCGTGGGGAAAAATAATTAATACTTTCATGCAGAATCTCTATAAAATAGAGTTTATTTTGGCAGGATTTCCAAAATAAACTCCTGATTGGGTAATATCCTTAGTTACTACTGCCCCAGCTCCAATTATTACATCTGTTGCACTAATAGTTATAGGCAATAAAGTTACTCCTGATCCTATAGTTACATGATTTGTAATTATAGTTTCTTTCCAGTTATTTGGATTAGGATCGGGTTTCCCATTTTTAAAAAGATCATTAGTAAACATAACACCATGTCCAATAAAACAATTATTTCCTATAGATACTTTAGTACAAATAAAAGAATGTGATTGAATATTACAATTATTTCCTATTATTACACCTTGTTGTATTTCTACAAACGGTCCTATTTTAGTATTATCTCCTATAGTACATTCATATAAATTAACAGGTTCAACAATAGTAACATTTTTACCTATTTTACAATCTCTAATTTGAGATCTATATTGAGTGTGAACTGGCATCAAAAAATTCTTTTATTGAGCTACATACATAATTTATTTCATCATCTGTTAAAAATGGGTGCATTGGTAAACTAAGTAATTTATCTTTCCAATCCATAGTATTAATAATCCCCTTAGTTGTTAAATTATCGTTTTTATAAAGCTCTTGTTCCCCAATAGGAATAGGATAATGAATACCTGTTTGAATATCTTTTTTATTTAAAAATTGTTGAAGTTCATCTCTTTGTTCAGTTCTAATAACATATAAATGATGAACCGACACTGTTGACCATTGTGGTTCTACAGGTAAAATAATAGGTAAGTCTTTAAGTTGTTTATTATATTGTTCAGCTGCATAACCTCGATTACTATTCCATTCATCGAGATATTTTAATTTTTCATTGAGAATAATAAATTGAATTGCGTGGGGTCGGTCATTCCAACCTAAAATTCGATTTTGATATTTTTGAGATGATCCTAAATCACGTAATTCTTTTAAAGATTGATAGAGTTGATTATTATTTGTGGTAATAATAGCTCCTTCACCTGCAGCTCCTAAATTTTTACTAGCGTAACAAGAAAATACTCCTAAATCTCCAAAATTTCCTACTTTTCCAATTCTAATTGTAGCTCCGTGTGCTTGAGAGCAATCTTCAATAATACGGGCATCATAAAGATTACATAAATCTCTTATTCTTTGAATATTAGCTGGATAACCATATAAATGAACAGGTACTACTATTACACTATCATAATTTTCTCTTTTACCTGCAAACCAAGCATGTAAATTTTCAACTTTCATTCCATAAAATTCATCGCAATCAATTAATTTTAGATCGTAATTAAAATACGAAACTGCAAGTGCATTTGAAATAAAAGTGTTAGCTGGAATAATAACACAAACTTTATTTGTAGGATTAAGAGATTGAATACTTAATTTTAATGCATTAGTTCCATTGGATACTCCTATAGCATATTCGCACCCAATATAATTTGCAAAGTTATTTTCAAACTCATCAATTATCGAATTACCAATATAATTTCCACTTTCTAAGAAATTTTCAATCTTAGGTAAGCAGTCTTTTTTAATTACTTTCCATTGGGCTGCTATATCACTAAATTTTACTATCATTATTTAAAATCCTTAAAATTTGTATCGTAAGTTCTTTTTGTTGAATATACGCTTCCTTATTAAATATCATAAATTGTTTAATAGATCGTTCAAGAGGAGATGCATGTTTAGAATAATTGATAGTAAGTGGAAAATCTCTATGATTTTTTTGAAATGTAACTGTTTGATCAACATCATTCCATAAAATATATTCGTTCCCTTCAAGTTTAATTACACATTCTCTATCTTTATAAGCATTATACCAACTTACATCAATAGTAGTATTAAATTTTTCAAAAGTTAAATAGCCTAGCGCACTATCATTTTGAATAGAATTTGGATTCTTTTTATACTCATGCCAATGAACTGATAACGGAATCTGGTCAGTAAGAGTTAAAGTTATTGAGAGATCATGTCCAGCTAAATCTATTTTAGCACTAATATCAGTAATATGGTCAATATCTGTATTTTTTCTACAAATATAAATATCATTAATAGGATTTCTATGTAGTTCTTTTCTTTTATCATCAATATATTGTTTTATTAATGAAACCCCATAATTATAGGTAAATACCCAATCAACAAATAAATAAGTATTATTCTCTTCAGCAATTTCATAAAGTTGTTGTGCTTCTTCCTCCGTAGATACTAACGGTTTTTCACAAAATACTCTTTTACCCTGAGAAAGAAAATATTTACACATTTCAAAGTGAGATTTTACAGGAGTCGCAATAAATACATACTGCGCATCTTCCATTTTTTTATAATTATTATAAGCTCCTGGAACTTGGGGGTCACATAAATTAATATCAGTAAAGCCTATTTCCCTGAGTGTTTTATAAATAAAAGAACCCCAATATCCTACTCCGATTAAGTTTGCTCTCATAATATTGTCTCCTCGATAATAAATTTAGCCCATTCTTCTACAGTGTATTTTTGTACAGTATTTACACCATTACGGGCAATTTGTTTTCTTTTTTGCCAATCCTTTAAATATTCTTCAATTTTTTCTTTAAATTCATTTTCATTATTAAAAATAACTAAGTCTTCATTAGGTTTAAAATCGTTTTCTAAACCATCCCAGGGTTCTGTTAGTAAAAATCCACCACTTCCCATAATTTTATAAGCTCTATCCGAAGTTCCTTCACGATTATTAGTAAAGTTTAAATTTATTCTAGTTTGATTAATTATTTTACAATGATCTTTATTATATTTATCTGAGAAACAATTAAAGTTATAGAAATCATAATACTGCTTTCGATGCTCCTTTAAAGCTCCTATAAAACTAACATTATATACTTTATCAATTTTGTCATAGAATTTATGAAAGGTTGGTTCATACCCCTCATGAATAAAATAGCTATTGATATTTTTGTCTTTTAAAGTACTATATACTGTCGGGGCAGTATAAAAAACTGAATTAACTTTATCAATTTTTTCTAGCAATTCCTGATCAACATTTATCATAGGGTCCATATACCATAAAGCTACGTGACATATATCTTGACAGGTGGGGATAACACTACTGTCAATTCCCACGCCTTTACTAAAAAGAAGTAGATCTGGATTTTCTGATACACAAGTATTTATAAGATCCTTATCCCGTAAATTAGGTTCACCAAATTCTTTAAGTTTTTCTTTAAAATCATAACGGATTACTTCATGACCTAATTTTTCAAATGCATTAGCTTGAGGAGTGTTAGTTGATGTTTCGGTAAATACCGCTGCATATACTATTTTCATGCTAACCACTCTTTAAAATCTGTCATAAATTGATCTACAGAAGCTGTGGTACCGGGATGCTCACTCATTTTAATATAATGTGGAAGTCCTGCTGTAACAATATGTGCTCCTGCTAACTGTGCATCGACAATATCAATCCCAGAACGAATACTACCCACTATAATTTCTGTATTAGTAATATCATTCATATCTAACCATTTACGTGTAGCTCCTACAGCTTGTGTAAAACTACCTCGTAACTCTTTAACACGATTTCCAAAAATTGAAATATAACGTGCTCCCGCATTAGTTGCGAGCATACATTGTGCTTCACTAAATATACAAGTACAGTTTACACTGATTCCTTCAATTGATAATTGGTAAATCGCTTCTAGTTCCTCCCATCCAATAGGTACTTTAATACTTAAATTTTCGTATTGAATTTCACTTACCAATTCTTCAGCTTCTATAATAATTTTTTCTTTATTTTGAGCAAATACTTCTACGCTCAAACTGATAGGATTAGAATATTTATCTATAAGTTCCACAATTTTTTTCATGTGATCAATATAGTTTCCTTTAGGTTCTTTAGCCATCAAGGACGGATTAGTGGTAATTCCGGTAATAAACCCTTTTTGAAGAGCAGTTTCTATGTCAGCTAAATTAGCTGTATCTAAAAATAATTTCATTATTTAACCTCATGTTGATATAAAAGTCCATCTTCGACTATGTGTGAATCACTGTCATCATCTTTATTAGACCATTCAATGATGTGAGTATCTTCTATTGCAAATCTCATATGCATTAATCCTGGAGAAATATGGTAGACATCTCCCTCATTTAAAATAACTTCTTTATTTTCTGCTCTACCAATTCGAAGTCCGACTTTTAATTTACCTGATAGAATATAGTAATTTTCATCTTTTTTGACATGATATTCCAAACTACTTTGGCTATCTTTATGCATAAAAATATGTTTTAATGTAAAATCATTAGTAGCAGAACAAGTTTTTATCCAGCCCCAATACTTATCTCTATAGTCTGTACATTGATGTATCTCTGGTATTTTTTGAATACCATATTTATTAGTCATCAGGGGGATTAGCTCCTTTTACCATCACAGATCTACGCGCCCATTCGTTAGCCCACCCAGATGCTTCATTTATAGACGAACCTTTCTGCATCCAAGCTAATAACCCAGCCATAAACGCATCGCCAGCTCCTGATTCATCAACAGGATTTTCAACTGAATGTGTTCTATGTTGTATAGAGGTTTTTGAATCAAAGTAAATGCAACCTAGTTTTCCAAATTTAACAATAAAATGAAGGGAGTCTATTTCTTTATATAATCCTTCTTTTAATTCTTCAGGGTTATCCCAACTAACATTTGATACATATTGTTCAGCTTCATGTTCATTTAATAGAGTTAAATAAATATGTTTATACATATGATGATTAGCAGGACTTTGTGAAACCTGAGAATCTAAAATAATTATTTTATTAGAGGTATTAATTAGTTCTATTAATTTGGGAGATAAAAGACCGTGTCGATAATCAGCTATTGCTATTACATTAGCATCAGATCTTTGAATGTATTCAAATATTAGTTCTGATTCTTCATCTGTAATAGGGGTATTATCTCTATCATCTACTTGTAAAAGTTTATGTTTATTACACCAATAACGGTGTTTAGTTGTAATCTTTTTATTTAAAGTTACTAGAGAATTATTTGTAACAAATTCATGACTACATTCTAATTTAGTAAGATTACGATGAACTAATGCTGCACCCCCATGAGTAATTGTTTCAGTATCTTTAGTAATTACTAAAGTAGGAGTTTCTGAAGAGGTTCCTAATAAAACCCCTTCAGTATTAATATCAATAATCGTATCACCGATTAGTAAAATTTTGTCCATAGGTATTTTGGTATCTATCATAACAATTTTTAATCTGTTCTTCAGTTAATTCAATTGGATTTCTTAATTTTAAAGCATAATATGTGGTTTTTGCGATATCTTCTACCATTACAGCTTTTTTTAACGCTGATTTAGCACTTGTTCCAACGGTAAAAACTCCGTGATTACGTAATAATACAATTCCAGTTGGATCGGAATATTTACATACTTCTTCTCCAATTTCTTTTCCACCAATTTCAGCATATCCAGAACAGAGAATTTCTTCTCCAAATTCATCTGCCATTGCAGTTAAATATACTGGTATGTTTTTTCCGCAAGCAGCAAAAGCTGTTGCAAATGTAGAATGAGTATGAACCACCGCCTTTATTTCTGGTTTATTTTTATATATAATTCGATGACTTTCGGTATCTGTAGAAGGTTTTAGTCCTCTAAAATGTTTTCCAGTTTCTATATTAACACTTGCTACATTATTAGAATGAATATCCTCAAAAAGAACTCCACTAGGTTTAATATAAAGATTTTCTCCATCGGAAACACTTACATTTCCTGATGTCCAACTTACTAAACCAAGATCATATAATAAACGATTATATACTTCACATTCACGAGGAGATGACATATTATTTTTCCTTAATCATATTAATAATATTTGTTGAAGAATAACCTTCTTTAAAGGGATATACATAAACTTCTATATCATTAGGTATTTCGTCTCTTTTTCTAACTTCTTCTGCTGTCCATTCTCCACCTTTAACAACAATATTAGGTTTGAGACTTTTTATTAAATCTGTAGTATTTGTAGAATCAAATACTATTACTTCATCAACAGCTCGTAATGACTGAACAATATTTTTTCTATCTTCTTCTTTATTAATTGGTCTTTTATCGCCTTTAAGAGATTGTGTTGAACTATCAGAATTTAATCCTACTATTAATTTATCTCCTAATAATTTAGCAAAATTAAGAAGTTCGACATGTCCACTATGTACTAAATCAAATACTCCATTAGTAAACACAATTTTATTGGTAGGATTAACATCTATTTTTGCTACTCTTTTAACATGGCGGTATTCTCCAAATTTTGCATTTAACCAGCTGTGTACAATCTGTAAACTAGTAGGATGATCAACTACCCAAGCCCCTAAACATAACATGTTTGCATTATTATGTTCTTTTGCAAGAGGTGCGGTTTGTAGATTATGAACTAACGCAGCCCTGATTCCTGCAACTTTATTTGCTACAATACTCATGCCAATACCGGTTCCACAAATTAAAATTCCAAATTGAGCATCTCCATTAGCTAGTATTTGAGCTGCTTGAGATGCATAATCAGGATAATCAACTTTATCTGTATTAAAAGGGCCGATATCTATTGGATTAAATCTTGAATTAAAAATTAAATCTTCTTTAATTAATTTTTTTAATTCAATGCCATTATGATCAGCACCTAATACAATATTAGTCACTTTTTAACCAATCTTTAACATTAATAGCTTTATCATCTATATAAAGATCAGCAGACGGTTTATGCCCAACAATAAGTTGATGATAAGGAATACCAAATTTTTCTAAATGATCTTCAGTTAATTTAGTATATTCAGCAAATTTTTTTGTTTTTGACCCACGAGCAGTTTGAATAATAATTTTATGACCTGATTCATATAGTTTTCTTAATCTATTAATAGCTTCTGGTATAGGTTTTGCTTCAGTATAATGCATTTCACCATTTTCATCTTCCGTATTAGTAACTAAAGTTCCATCTAAATCAAAACAGTATATCATCTATAAGTTTCTTTACTTTATCTATCGGGGGATTCCACCCATTATCTTTTTTTGAGTTTTCGTATTTAACTAAATGAACTGGCGTTTTTAAAGGATTCCAGTCGTATTTATATCTACGTTCATTATCTTTTCCTCCGCTTTCCACACATTCAGAAATTAATACTTGTGGACATCCACATAAAGAAGCTAAATGAATAGGACCACTAGAAGTTCCTACAATACATTTAGAACTAGCTAATACATCTACTGTTTCTTCAAGCGGAATATTTAGTAAATTAGTGGTTTTTGGTAGGGCAAGAGCTTGACCCTCTAAACCGATACAAGCTATTTTTAATCCATCTTTATTAAGTAACTCTATTAATTCGTACCATTTAGCTTCTGGCCAATTTCTATCGCTTGAATTAAATTTACCTGTTGATCTTGCGTGTATAACTATATCATAAGATACTTCAGAATTAAATTTACCAAATTGAATAAACTTTTGGCTTTCATTAAAAATTTTTAAATACTTTTCGTATTCGGGACCATCAGCGTGGTAGTTAATAGGAAATATTTGAGGAGGTATCCATATACAGTTTTCTAATTTTAGGCTATTTGTTACAGTATGTGCAAATTGAATAGCAGGAGTTGTATCCCACCCCATACATAAAGCTCCAGTGAGTTCTGTCCCTGGACAATCATATTCAACAAATACGTCGCAGAAATCCTCGTATATAACACTTCTTCCCGGTCTGCTAATTACGTTAAATGATTTAATATGAGGGTTATCATCCCTTAACTTTCTCAAATAACCCTGAAAGCAAAATAACTCCCAACCGAATTCTCCTATCCACGGTCCCGCTAATAAATGATCTGACTCTTTAAGTTTTTGGCCAAAGAAATCTTGATCTAAAAAGAGATCTGATTGATCCATTTTATGCTATCCACGGTCTTTTTAGGATAGTTAGACCATGACAATTTGTATAGTGTTTATCAATAACCCAACCGCTATAAGGATTTTCTAAAAACTCCGCAATTGCATGTCCTATACCTTTAGTTTCCCAGTGTGGGCATAAATAATTTCCTTCATCATCTTTATTATCTTGTCCTTTTTCTCCATAAAATTCTGTATCATGTAAGATAATATATTTTTTTACTTTTTTAGAGTGCAACATTAACTCTTTAGTTAATTGAGTATAAGTATGTAAACTATCAATAAACAATAAATCTACGCTATTAAAAGAAAATTCTAATGAGTTAGTTTGTATAAATTTAAACTCAATCTCATTTTCAGCAGCAATTTTATTGACTGTTTCAAGATTGAGTTTAATTATCATAGGTTCTTCATTTTCTTTACGATTTGGACTAAAGGGTTCAAAAGTTAATACAAATATATCTGGGTGATTAAGGTCTAAGGTTATTAAATGTTTAGGAAATCCACTCAATAAGCCAAGAGTACTTGTAAGGTCATTAGTACCAAACTCACATACTGTATCACACTTTCCCGCATATTTTCTTAATGTAGGAAGATGTTCATACATATCTGAGGGATACCATCTTACAAAATCATAAACTAAGTCTAAATGAGGTGTACTATCACTATCGCCAAAATCATGCATTTCACCACCAGAATCAATAAATTTATCTAATTCTTGTCCGAGATATTTTTCTCGGTCTTGACGAGTATGTATATCTTTTTCTTTAATTTCTTTTAAAAATTCTTGGGTGGTTGTCATAGCTTATTCCAGATATCTCTCCAATCAATAAGGGGAGTCATATGATATTTAGTTAAATGAGATGCTTTTCCAGGTACTGGACTTAAACATGGATATGATTGAAACGCTTCTTCTGTAAAATTATGAGGTGCATGCTTTTCAATAATTGGCATTGCTTTTTTCCATGTTTCAGCCTGTGCCATTAAAGTATAAGTTGAGCTTGGATTAGTACGCCAGTGACATCTGGGGCCTACCATTAACCCACAAGGTTGAGTATCTAGTGAATATCTATCGGGGTAATCATAAGGAACTATAAAATGTTCCCATAAATTTGAACCTAGAATTTCATTACAAACTTCTAATGAATCTTGAGTATGTAAGTAGTCATCTTCTACAATATAGTGAATATCATTTACTTCGTCTTGTTCAAGATTTTCTTTTAAGACTTCTAATAATTTAAATGTGTGTCCTCGATCTTGAAGATCGTGGGGTTCCACTTCAATAAATTCTGTATTACAAGTCTGAGTTTCTTTGATAAACTCTAAAGCACCAGAATTTAATTCATCGTGAAGAATAATAAACCTATCGTTTTTTGGTTTTGCTGCAAGTTGTAAACTCATCCAACATTTTAAAACGATTTCATCTTTTGGGCATTCAATCCACCGATCTACCCCACTAACTGTTTCTTCTTTACTTGTACATCTAAAATAAATAATCATTGAGTAACTACTCCTAATCCACAACTTCCTACAAATCCATTGTGTTTATATTTTGGTTTATTAAAGTATAGTTCAAAAGCAGGGCGTTCATAAAATTGATGCAACCATTCTGATCTTGAAATATACTCTATTTCTGGTTTTTGAGATATAGTAGAAAGAGACCATTCATGATAAGCATAAATAGCGTTAGGAAAAGAATCAGCTAAAATTTTAGTAATTTTCATACAAAATTCTTCTCTGTGATCAGCATCTACAAATACTAGATCAGGAATTTCTTTTATCTCATCTAAAAATTCAAAAACATCTGCTTCATAAAATTCAATAAACTCAGCTTCCATTGCCTTACTAAAAGTAGGACTCATTCTATGAGGTAACTTTTTATCTACACAGAAAATTTTTCCATTGTTTTGATTAGCTTCGATAGCTGATGCCATTAGAGCAGCACTCATACCTTGTGCCGTACCTATCTCAAATACGGTTTTTGGTTTATTTTTTCTTATAAGGGTATATAAGATAAGTCCTTCAATATAGTCTAAAGTTCCTGAACCAGCATATTCACCTCCATAGTCTTGATGACAGTGTATTGATTCAGCTAGGAACCAATTATCCCAGAGGGTATCATATTCTTTTTCTTCTTTTTCATAGTCATTAAAAAAATCAGACAACTGCTTTCGAGATAACGCATCTGATTTGTATTTGGTTTTGGTTTGTTTTTGTAATATCATTATTTGTATAATACTATAAATTTTAAAAAATAGCAAGTGGGGGTGTAAATACAGACACCAGTGAAATTAAAAAAAAGGGAGGTCCCAAGGGACCTTCCTTATGAAACTTTTATTTTGTCTTTAAATATGAAAGGCCCGTTCTGTTGCCAGGTGGAGCCTATACCCCGAATAAACTACGCAGCTAGTGCATAATCCTCAAATGCTTCATTATCGTTAGCATTTATTGTTTTCTTACGGTTTAGGTCGTTTGCACACCTGTCTCTCCATTTGCTTTTATTACACCAGTCGATCCTAGTTCGCCCCCATCAAGAATACATTGCCCATCCTGCCTATCCGATGAGAAAGAGTTAACCGTTGGGGCCTTAGGCATGGTATTAATACCCTTACAATGTATTCGTGGTGGAGGCGATGGGTACTGCCCCCATGTCCTGTATGCTTATTCTGCTCCTATCATCGAGACACTCAATTTCGAAATCTTCCATAACTTCATTAGTTATACTCTTAGCAATTAGTTCTATATCTTCATCTGTAGTTATACAAATAATTCTACCAATTCGTACATTTTTAACTTTATATCCCATATTAATTAAGACTTTAGTAACTGCTGTTCCTGCTTTATCTAAAATATTTTTTCTCAGAGTAATTTTAACTAAGTAGGTTTTCATCTATTTCAGTTTCCATAATAGATGAATTGGTAGTATTCCAATTAAAAATACGAAAATCATCTTGTTCTAAATCCCAAACAAGTTCCATACCTTTTGGATAATTTTGTTCATTACCTGCACCCACGATCTTAGCGGCTACAAATTGACTTGGTAAGTCAGAAATTCTGGCAAAAAACATCTCTCTGTTTTCACCCGACTTCTTTTTAAAACTTCCTTTAAATGCTTTCATGTAAATATCTCCTTTGATATTTACATAATATATTATTTTTTAGTATTTTTCCAGGTTTTATTGGCTTTATGAGGGGAGGATTGCCTTGCGTTTTTTTGATTAAGTTTTCGTTGTTTAAAAGCACGCAATTCTGCTTTTTCAAGAGCAATCATTCTTTTTTTCTCTTGTTTTTTATAACGAACTCTTCCTCTTTTGCGTTCAAGACGTTTTTTTTCGCCTTTACTTCTAAAAAATTCCCTCTCTTTTAATTCTCTTAAAGTTCCTTCATTATTTAATTTTTTTTGAAGGATGCGGTAAGCTTTACTTACATCGTTATTATATACTGTTATTTTCATATTAATAATTTAGATTTAATAGTGTTAATTGGGTATTTACCCACTACATTTCTAGTTAACACATTGTTTTTAAACAAAGCAAAAACTGGAAAAGTCGAATATCCATATTTTTCACATAATGAGTTATCAATAGCGGATTGCGATTCTTTTTGATTTATACCATCACAGTTCGCTAAAACCATATCTATATAGGTTTTTTGATTTTCATTTATGTAGAATCCAATTAGTTTAAACATTGTTTTTTTATTTGCCAAAATCCCTTAAATTTGTTATTATAGTTTCAAGATTGTCAATACGAGCGTTAAGTTCTTCAATATCTTCATGAAGATTTTTGATTGCTCCGTTAAAGTCGGATATGACTTCACGGATTTGACCGTGTAAATCTCTGACCTCAATTTTTAACTCTTGTCTTGATATATACATGATAATTTTAAATATAAACTATTTTTAACAATCTGTCAACTAAAAACTAATATTGAAAAGGTTAATGATGCCAAGAAAAAAATCAAATCCTATTATTTCTCCCTTTGCTTTTGGGATAGCCGATATGAACGGTTTAGTTAGAGACGCAACTTATGTTGTTAAGTGGGATGCCCCTTTAGCTATTTCATGGATGGAGGGTATTGCAGGACGTCTTATTTCTGAAACTGAGAAAAAAGCGTATAATGATTCAGCTATTAAAATTAATAAGTATTTGGATCATTTAGAAACAATGAGATACTATGATAAAAAAGCAGTATGGGGCGCTCTTGTTCCTACTCGTGTACCTGAGATATTCTAATGAGAATTTATAAAAAATCTCGTAATCCTTATCTTAATTTAATTAAATCTATTAGTAATATATATAAAGATGATAATACAAATATAGATGAAAAATTAACTGAATACGAAGTTATTTTTAATATTTTGAAACATGATTTAAATAATTATAAGTTCTATACGCATCCATCTTTTAATAATAAGTGGTATAAATATAAAATGATGAATTCTTATGTAAGTAATAAGATTAATATGAAAAATCCTTGGCATATGTTTGCAATTAATTTTATTCAAATATTTACTTCTACGCTTATGGATAATAAAACTAAATATCATAATATATCCAAAGAATTAGCCTGGTTTGAAAACTCTATTAGAGTACATGATTGGGTAATTACTAAACCAGTAAGGAAACAAAAATATGCCCAGTGAAAGGTGGATCAAACAGCGTAAAAGAGAGCAAGTTGGTAAGTTAATTAGAGAAAATTTAAATTATACTTCTGACGAACATCTCGGTCATTGGTTTGAGGAACACAAAACTGCTATAGAAGGTATTATTAAAGATGGAAAATTTTCTAAAGAAGGGATGTCATCATTAGATCGATTAGCATCTTTAGAAAAAATGTTATTAACTGAACATATAACAGGAGAAAAATACTATGAAAATGTCTAGTGAACACGATATAGAAGTAATGCAAGAAGCACAACATAAGTTGTTAGAGTTTTTTTCTTCTTATTCTGAGGAAGATCGTCTAAAAGTAGCATCAATGGCCTTAAAAATTACTATTCAAGTCTACCAAACAATGTTAAGTGAGAAAAATGTAGAACAACTTTTACACTATGTTATAGAAAATGTATCTGATATTAAACCTCTTATCCCAGACCACAGGACAATACATTAATGCCGGAAGGTCCAGAAGTAACAATTGTTACAAAGCAATTAAATAGTATAGTTCAAGATAAAGTTATCAAAGATATTGAACTTTTATCAGGACGATATACTAAAAAAGAACCCAGTGGTTTTACTGATTTTGTAGATGGAGCAATTAATCATGAGTCTCAAAAAGTCCTAGGAGTGAGTAATAAAGGTAAGTTTATTTATTGGATTACAAGTTCTGGAGTTATATTTTCAACATTAGGAATGACAGGAACTTATAAAACCAAAGATAATAAATATGCAAGAGTACGGTGGACTTTTGATGATAATACAGAAATTTATTATTCTGATATGAGAAATTTTGGAACTCTTAAATTTTATTTTGGATCAGAGTCATCGAAAGAACTGAATAAAAAACTTTCGGAAATTGGTCCAGATATGTTAAATGAGCCATGTGATGAAAAAACATGGCTTCAAATATGTGAAAAACGTAAAAATCAATCTTTAGTTAAATTTTTAATGGAGCAAAAAAATGTATCCGGTGTTGGCAATATTTATAAATCCGAAAGTCTATTTTTGGCTGGTCTGGCTCCCTATCGCAAGGTTAGGGACTGTACTTCGGAAGAACTGTCGCGGCTTTATACGGCGGTTAAAACGGTTTTAAAAAATAGTTACGAAACAGGAGGAGCAACTATCAGAAATTATTCTGATTTATATAATAATCAAGGGCAGTATGTTGCTTTTCCTTCTAAAGCTGATGAAATGATGAAGTCACGAATAGGTGTTATGGTTTATTCTCAAAAAGAAGATCCTTATGGTAATCCTATTCAAAAAATTAAATTAGATGATCAAAGAACAACATATTATTCACCAGAGGTTCAAAAATGAAGAAAAACGGTTATGAAAAATTACTACGAAAAATTCTAAAAATCTTAGAGGATAATCCTCAAGATATTGTAGATGAAGATGAAGGAGTTATATATACAGGAGGATTGTGGGAGTTAGTTTCTCCTAGAAATATTGATACAGACGATGAATCTATTTCGGAAACATTAAAAGCTGAATTACAAGAAAATCCTAGAAAAATTGGTTCAGCTAATTTAATGTATGTTCAGAATCTAATTGAAACATACTGTACAAGTAATCCTATTGTAGTTAAAAAACTTCCGAAAACTGCAAATATAGTATCTATGGATGAGTGCGTAAAGTCATTTACTTCTCATGTTCTAGATGACTTAATTGAAGAAAAAATAGTTAGGGTAATGCCACACATTAAAAGAGAACAATCAATTAAACTGGTTGTTGATAATACACGAGAGGAAACATCAAATGTCTCAGTCTGATACAAAAAAAGTTTATAAAGCTATAGATGAAACTGATATTAGTAATAAAGTTAATAAAATTGTAGATCAACTTCTTATACAAGAAGGTGCCCGTAATGTTGTTAATGATATTATCAAAGAAATTAAAGAAGATTACGGGTTATCTCCTTCAGTTGTAAGAGCAACTGCTAGTATTATTTATAAAAGTAATAAAGAGGAGATTGAAGAAAAAAACGGACAAGTAGAAGAACTTTTAACCTTTTGCCGATAAAAAAACCCGAAAAAGGGTTTTTTTATTTTTAACACCTTGCGCTCTAATAAGTGCAATATTTAATTTTTATGTAGACAAATAAGTAATATATGTTATAATACCTGTGAAGATCTGAAAAGGTCTATATTTTATATAATAAAAGAGAGGTAATATGAATAAAAATATTTTCTGTGCTTTAGTAGTAGCTGGAATTATTGTAAGTGCTCCAGTGCTTGCTAACGATGATAATGTAGTTGATGTTCAAGATACACAAGTAACCCTATTTGGGGAAGCACGAGCATTTGTTGAGGGAGGAACTGCAACAGGAAAAGATCCTGAATTAAAAACCTCCGACAGTAAACTTGGAGTTAAATTTAGTAATCAATTTAGTCCCATTGCATCAGTATTTGGAGAGTTAAGTGTTGATGTTGATATTAATGGAGATGGTAATGATGACGTTACTAGTAGATTCGGTTATGTTGGTGTAAAAAGTGACACACTAGGTGCACTTAGTATCGGTAAAACAGAAAGCATAATGGAAAATTATGTAAATAAGGGAGCACAATTTAAAGCTAGTGGAAATGGAGGTATTCAACAACCCTCAGATAAATTAACCAATAGTGTTAAATATGAAAAAACTACTCCACTAGGTGTAACTTTTGGTGCTCAATCTCAAATACTTGATGGAGCAACTGATGAAACTTTTGACCTATGGCAAATTGGAGCAACTTACGAAGGAATTGGCGTAACATACGCTGATGATGTTATCAATAACACAAGTTATTATGGTATTGGTGCATCTCGTAGTTATGGCCCTATTAGTGCTTCTGGTAGTTTTAGTGTCCAAGATACTACCACTACAGATATTATGGGTTATGAAGTAGTTGGAGGCTATACTATTAAAGAAACAATCACTATTTTAGCAGGGTATGGAGATACTGATGCTACTGGTGATGATGGTCTTACTACTGGTGGTGTTCATTATAAACTAGGTAGTGACGCTGTTTTATTTACCGAAATAGACTATGATCTTGATACAGAAGAGAGTGTTTATAGTGCTGGGTTAGGCATAACATTCTAATAACCTAAAAAAGCCCCGAAAGGGGCTTTTTTATTTTTAAATCGTAACAAAATTGTAACATTAATTTATTAAAAAGAGAGGGAAAATTGTTATAATGGATGTAACAATGTTATGGATGACAGTTGGTTTTTTATTTGCTGCCTATTCTGTTGTCGCAAATGATAGTGTTCAAACTTTGGGAACTTGGATTGCTTCTAATTCCCAAAGATTTAAATGGTACTGGTTATGGGTTGCTGCTTCATCTGTTCTTTTATTTACGTTATGGTATGGATGGTCAGTAAATGATGGGGATATATCTTTTGGAAGATTAAATAAAATTCCCTGGATTGAGACTCAATGGTATCATGCTTTAGCTCCACTTATCCTATTAGCCTTAACCCGAGTAGGAATCCCAGTTTCTACTACTTTCTTAGTTCTTTCGGCTTTTGCTAGCACTTTTATTTTAGAAAAAATGTTAGTTAAATCTATTATGGGGTATGCGATTGCTGCTGTAGTTGCATATGTTCTTTGGTTTGGTATTGAACGTTTAATAGATGAAAAAGCAGACAAAGTTAAAGAAAAAAATATTAAGTACTGGCGAATAGGACAATGGTGTACTACTGGTTTTTTATGGTATACATGGCTTTCTCATGATTTAGCAAATATTGCAGTATTTTTACCAAGGTCTGTTCCAGTAGAATGGATGTTAGCTGCATCTGGTATTTTTATCGTTTTTCTAGGATATATGTTCTATGAAAAAGGCGGTAGAATTCAAAAAATTGTTTTAGAAAAAACAGGAACTCGATATGTGAGATCAGCTACTATTATTGACTTAGTATATGCTTTTATCCTGTTATTTTTTAAACAATATAATGACATTCCTATGAGTACAACGTGGGTATTTGTTGGATTACTTTGTGGTAGAGAGTTAGCCATTTCTACTATAATGCAAGATTATAAATTTAAATATGTCTTTCCTATTATTGCTAAAGATTTTATAAAAATGCTTGTTGGACTTTTAGTATCTATAGGAATAGTATTAATTATACATTATGTTATTGTTCCTAACGGACTCTAATTAAAGTAATATTTAACTTGCTAATTATTTAAAATTAGTGTAATATAAAATATGGAATAACCCATAGGGAATTGCATAAATTGGATTCCCGATATTAATCTTGCTTATAAAGGAGAAAAAACATGGTTGATACATTAGTTACGCATTTTGACTGGGCGCCTCTTAGACGCCAAACTGTAGGATTTGATAATATATTTACGCTTATGGATAAATTTATAGAAGATTCTTATACAGCACTTCCAAATTACCCACCTTATAATATTTATAAATCTGAAGATGGAAGTAAATATTCAATTGAACTTGCAGTAGCAGGTTTTACTGAGAAGGACGTTGAGGTTAAATATGCAAATAATACTCTCTCGATTGTGGGGAACAAAGAAGAAAAAGAAACTGACTCTTTTTTACATCACGGTATTGCTAATAGGAGTTTTACTAGAACTTTTAATGTTGCAGATGATGTAATTATTAAAGGAGGATCATTGAAAGATGGTATTCTTTCAATTTCTTTAGAAAAAATAACTCCTGAAGAGAAAAAAGAACGAATTATTAAACTCGCTTCTTAAAAACCACAACACATATCTAAAAGGGGGCTTGCGCCCCCTTTTTTTATTTATTATGCCATTTATAGGATATAACCCAAAAGTTCTAAGATGTTATGAAGAATTAAAAGACCCTGTAGTAGATATTCCTACTACAGATGATTCTGCGTGGTTATACTATGAAAATGAAAATTGGGTTTATAACAAATTAAATATTGCATTATCACAAAACGTAGATTGTGGACCTATAGGAGTCACTCCTACTAAATACCCTGTTGTTGTTAAACCTATATATAATATGTTTGGTGGAGGAGTTGAAGCTAGAAAAATTAATAGCTCTAAGGAGTTGGAAACGTGTCGTCATCCAGGATGTTTATGGATGAAATGGATAGAAGGTATACACTTAAGTCACGATATCATAGTTTTAAATGGAGTACCCCTGTGGTCTATAACTTTTAAAGGCTACCCTATTGGAAATGGAATGTTTGACTACTGGGAAGTATCTATTCCTAAAAATTCAATTATTCTATATGTTTATGATTGGATAAAAAAACATTTAAAAAATTATACTGGATGCATTTGTTTGGAAACAATTGGACAAGAACCTACGACTATAATTGAGGTTCATTTAAGGATGGGAGATGTTGATAGGCTGGGCAATTACAATTTAATATCAAATATTATAAGTTTATATCAGGATAAAGTGTGGAAATTTAAAGAGGAAATAAATGAGTTTTATTTATTTGCTATCTGGGGTAAGAATAATGTAGAATATACTGTAAATACGGATATTGTACATAAAATTTGTAGTAATTTAACTAGTTATCAAATAGATGATCCTGAATTATTTCATCAAAACCCACTCGGAGGAGTAAGATTAGCGATACTCAATGATTACCATAAAAAGAAATGTGTTCAGTTACGAAATCGTTTAACTCCTTACTTTAAACCAGCTATTCCTAGTTATTTACGTAAAAAGCTGATAAGTTGAAATACTCCTTGCCAAATGCTGATTACTGTGTTACTATACAGCTAAGTTCAGGAGTATATAACAATGAAATATTTTAATTGGATTTTTAATATTGATATGAATAATTAATGCATAATTACATACATGATATAGAATCAGAAACTTTACCTTCTGGAAGGACGTATTTTACCCCTGATGGTAAATTTCCTTCCATAACTACTATTTTAGGAAAAACTTCCAACCAAGTTTGGTTACAGGCTTGGAAAGATAAAGTTGGAGAAGAAGAAGCAGCTCGTATATCAAAAGAAGCAACAGATAGAGGAACTTTAGTTCACGAATACGCTGAAAAGTTCTTTAATGAAGAAGAAATCTATGGGGATTTAGCTAAGGAATCTTCAGACGTAATCCAAATGACTAAAGACCTAATTAAATTAGTTAAAAGTGGAGTTACTAATATTTGGGGTCAAGAGTTAGTACTATGGAGTAAAGATTTACAATTTGCAGGACGTACAGATATGGTAGGCGAGTGGAAAGGTATTCCTGCTATTATTGATTTTAAAACTTCTCGAAAAAAGAAATATATTAAACAAATTAAAGACTATTTTTTACAATGTGCAGGTTACGCCTACGCTCATAATGAATTGTATAATACTAATATCAAAAAAATTGTTATTGCGATTACAGTGGAAAATAATGAACCCCAAATTTTTGAAACAAATGCTGTTGTGCATGTCCCTGATTTAAAATACAGGATTAAACAATTTTATAAGTTGAATTTGGAAAAATAATTATTGCTATGAGGAGAGAGGTTAAGTATAATAAAAATTATATATCTAAAAGTCTTGAAAACTTTTTTCTTTTCTGTGATTTAATTCCAATTGAAAGAAAAATTATTAGGGATTGTTTATCAGCACAAAAAAAATATGGGAAATTAACCACTCGTAGATGGGAACGCATAATGCAAATATATCATAAGTATAAAGAGAATAATGATTCAAATTACTGATTCTGCTAAAAAACATCTTGTAAATATAATTACTTCCAATGAGAAAAAAGTCAAGTTAGGAGTAAAAGGTGGAGGATGTTCTGGATTTACTTATGATTGGCAGTTAATTGATGAGGAATTAATGGATGATGAAAAATTTCCTCTGGATGATAAAAATAATTTATTTGTAGATGGTATGAGTTTGCTTTATTTAGCAGGTCTTGTCATTGATTATAACACCGATCTTTTCGGTAGTTCATTAAAAATTGAAAATCCTAACATTAAATCTGCATGTGGATGCGGAGAGTCTTTTAATGTTTAATATAAGAATTAGAAAAAAACAGAAATAAATGACTTTAGTTGCCAAATTTTACTAATTAAAGGAGATATAATATGGGAGATTGGACAAGCAAGGTAGGCGGCTGGATCAAAGGGATCACAGCCATCAGTCTAACACTTGTAACACTAGGAATCGTGTGGCAAGTTTTGTTTGGGAATAGTATTCCTTTTATTGGCGGCGAAAATGGTGATATTGTAGGTAATATCACTGATATCGTTGCTGGTTTAGGAAGTGCTGGTCTCGTTGGCCTAATTACTGTAGGTATTGTAATTTGGCTGTTCCGACATAATAACGATTAAAAGGAAAATCTTTTTAAATGAGAACTATCTTTAACTGGGTTAAAGAAAGGTTTCAAGAAAAAAGTTCTTGGAACGCAATAATTGTAGCAGCTGTCGCTTTAATCAGTTTAATAGGCGGCTTTGGTTTAATAAAAACCGCTACCATAGCAGCCATTGTTTGGGCTGTTATTCACTTCTGGTGGAAGGATAGATCCTAACCTTTCACTAGTACAGCCATAATAATGGTTAAGATGGTGGCTAAAGTCATTTTTTATATTATATGAAGGTTATGTATGGCTTCTAAAACTCAAGATGCTAGATTCGCAAAAATTAAAAAAGATAGTCCCGGAGTTCCACCAGAAACTTGTGCTTATCTTGATCGTATATTAGAAGTTGTTGATGATTTATCTAGCTTAGTAATAGATGAAAAAAAATCTGTAGCTGACGAGTTAGGTAGCTTAATTAAAAACGAAATCGAATATATACGATCAGCTAATGATACTTTAAGAAACTCAAGTAAATATTGGTATGATAATCATAAAACTTTATATTATAGAAAGATGAAAAAGAGGCGAAAATAAAATGAAAATAGCTATGATAATGATTGTAGTTATGGCAGTTGTTTTGGGTGGTTTCTACTGGTATTATCAAGACAGCCAAAAGAAATTAGCTGTTTTACAAGAAAATAACGCTAAGTTAGAAGTTTCAGTGCAAACTCAAAAAGAAACTATTGAACAACATTTAGAAGATGCTCAAAAAGCACATACCATAGTTGCAGAAACTAATTTAAAATTTGTAGAAGCTCGAAAAGAAGTAGACGATTTAAGAGGGAAATTTAATAAAGTAAGTAAACTTTTAGGTCAGCGAGATATCGGAAAACTCGCAGCTGCTAAACCAAAATCAATAGAAAGAATTATTGATAAGGGAACGGACCAAAGTTTTAGATGTTTTGAGTTACTAAGTGGAGCATCTCACACGAAAGAGGAATTAGATGCTGCTAAACCTAGCCAGCTTAACAAAGCATGCCCCTCTGTGGCTAATCCTAATTATATTGGGAATTAGTATTTCAGCATGTGGCAGTAGTGTTAAAAAATTAGATATTCTAACTACTCCTGTAGAAAAAGTCCCACTTCAGTTACCTTCAGTTACAAAAGTAAATTTGGAGTCAGTGGAGTGGATTTTAGTTACCGAAAATAATATTGAGGAAGTTTTTAAAGAATTAGAAAAGAAAAAATATGACCCAGTAGTATTTGGAGTATCTGACGCAGGGTATGAATCCCTTAGTTTAAATTTAGCTAAAATTAAACAATTAGTTGAACAGCAGAAAGCTATTATTATAGCTTATCAACAATATTACATTAACCAAAATGATAATATTGATAAATCTCATGAAGAATATAAAGATAAAAAGAAAGAGATAGAAAACTCGAATACAAATTCTACTTCCAATTGGTGGGAAATTTGGGAATGAGTGTTTACACTGCTTATGTAAGATGCCCAAAATGTGGTACACCACAGCATACTTGGATTAAAGCAGGTAAATTTTTACCTCACAATACCACTTTATGTGAAAATTGTGATATTATTTATCCAGCTGATGAAAATTTATTTCAAATCTTGCTAGCAAATTCTGTGAGTTCTAGTAGGTCGTTACTAAACGCTAATGTATAATTCTGCTTGACATTTGCTTAACCTTGTACTATAATTTAGTATAAGGAATAAGTTTATTTATATGAATCCTTATTCTAATGAATAAGGATTTTTTTTGTGAGGAATAAAATGAAAATTATAGAATCAATAGAAGAAATGCAACAATACTCAATACAATTAAAAAGTAAGGGTAAGATACTCGCTAATGTTAGTACTACTGGATTTTTACATAAAGGTCATATGCAGTTAGTAGATGTAGCTAAAGAAAATGCAGATGAGGTAGTATTAAATATTGACCACATTGATCCTTATCATCAATTTAAACAAGAACTTTATAGCTATGATGAATACTTGGAAAAATATCGAACAGAACAACTTGATAAAGATTTAGAATTATGTGAAAAGCATGGAGTAGACATTTTTTTTCACCCTGATATGCGTAAGGTATATATTTCACAAACTAATCAGATACATTCTAATATTAAAAAGTTAAGAAAAAAGTACCCCGGTGTCCACTTCGTAAACCCTGGTATTAGTAAATCAAATATAAAAGATTTTAATATGATGATGCCTGATATAATTATGATGGGACAAAAAGATATTTTTCAAAATTTGGAAGCTCAGTTCATGATTACCGATTTTAATTTTCCTATTAAAATGATAATGACTCCAATCGTGAGAGAATC